CGCCCCAAGCCTTCAGAGATTGTTGCGGCTTTGCTAAGCTACTCATTTATAACCACCACCCGCTGCTTTGTACTTCTTAGCTACAAGTTGAGCCTTACGAGCTGACCACTGACCTGCATTCGTACCATGAGTTGCTGCGGATTTTACTTGGGACACAATCTTTTTGCGAAGACCGGGTTTTGTGTAATTGCCCGCAGCATTCACTTTACCACCTTCAGCGTACTGCGTGAAGTCAGTATCATCCCGGCGAGCTTTACGCTTACCGTCGGGCATTTTAGATGGGCTAATTGCACCCATACCACGGGAAGCCATCATAGCATCCGACCTTTTGTTTTGCCACGAACAGCACAGCCATCAGCTCGTTTAGAAGCAGAGCTAACTTTGCCACCTTTTTTAAAACCAGCATAGTCTAATGATTCGTCAGTAAGACGTGGAGCGCTTCTAGACGACGATGTAGGACTCGCAAAATCACGTATATCACCAGCTTTTTTTGGATCGACATATGGGTAAGATGTTTCTTTTACCCCATCTTTAACCTCAGTTTTGGCGTTCTTTAGCGCTTCTTCTCTCGCTTCCTGAGCGGCTTTTTTAGCAGCCTCTTTTTTAGCTTCACCGCTCATACCTTTAGTAGCTGCTTTTTTAGCAACATTTCTAGCAAGTGCGCCAACACCTGCGGCTATAGCTGGAACAACAATCGGTGCTGGCATAATAATCTCCTTAGCAGCTCATGCCACCGGACTTCATCGAAATCATTGTGCCTTTGGTTTTGCCTTTTACAGCGCATCCATCAGCACGGCTAGAAGCAGAACCGCCGCTCTTAAGCTTAGTCATGTTAGATTTCTTGCCGCCGTGCAACTGTGCCTCATGCATACCAACAGCTTTTTTAGCCATTGCTTTGTCTTGCATCATGTCGTCTTTCATAGCACCACCTTTCTTAAAGAGGTTCATGGACCCGTGGTCCGTTTTGGGTTTGTTAATACCTTGTAAATCTGCGCGTGTATTAGGACCAAACTTCTGACCTTTACTTGCAACGGAATATTCTTTTGCAACATTTGTAGGAACGCCTGCTTTTTTTGCAAACTCTGGGTTATGCGCGGCGGCGTCCATGAACTTCTTTTGTTTGGCTGAGACGGCTGGCATTATCGAAACATCCTATCAACAACCCAAGTCAAAGCGCCACCAACAACACCACCAGCGCCACCAAAATACATTAACACTCTCCAGCCACCTTTAGCTTCGGAAAGAGTTTTTTGAATTTCAGCCAACGTGTTTTTGACCTGATCCATATCCTGAACGAGCTTGTCCATGTCCTGCTGCAAATGTTTAATCTCATTTGCGTGGGTAGCAAGTTCACGGGCGGTCTGCACGGATTCTTCCATTTAACACTTCCATCTCTTTAGACTCGCGGCTTTTCGTGTTGGACGACCTTTCTCGTCCTTCATTGGACCCGGCATACCAGACATACGTGCGCAGAAAGACTTCTTGCGTGGACCACCTTCGGGCTGTGGAGCCTTTAGGTTTGATCCAGTTGCAGCGTTGTACTTTGCACGACCTTTGGCAGTAAGACCCGCTCCCTTGGATACGGGAAGCTTCTCGCCACGCCCGACCGCCAGAGAGGGATTCTTCTTAGCCATAGAACACCGTTACAGCCGCGTTTGAAAGCGTTGCGTGAACATCTGTCTCAAACAACACGCCGTTAGCAGGGATCACCACACTAAATGGCTCACCGTTTGCGGCTGTTGCAATAGACATTAACGTTGTTCCGCTTGCGCCACCATCTTTTAAAACGACTGAACCAGCCGATGCAGAAGGTACAACAAGCAGCCCACGTACACGAGTTCGTGCGGCATACGCCGTTCCAGTAGCCGCAACAATAGCGGTCATTACATCAGTTTGCATAATTAGCTCCTATAAACACAAAAGCCCACCAAAGTGGGTGAGCTAATTAAGACGGTGTAACAGCAGTTGTGCCGTCAGCGTTAACCCAAGTGCTAGTAGCCGTTGCACCAGTAGCAATCTTCAGTGTGCTAAGCGTTGTGTCAAACACGATTGTGCCTGCAGCTTTGCCAACTGTGTTAACTGCGTTTGACGCGGCAGCAATTTGAACGCTTGTAGCTGTACGAATCTGAATGTAACCAGCAGTTGCGTCTACGTTGCCGGTAACTGTGCCTGTAACGTTGCCAGTGACTGCGCCCGTAACAGCGCCGATGAATCCATTGGTCGAGGTAACTGGACCGGAGAAGGTAGTTGATGCCATGATAGGCTCCTGTATATGCAGTACTTCGTTTCACTGTCTCTGCATCGTCCGCTGGGGCGGTCAGTGAAACTGGGGGTTCCCAGATAATGTATTTATACGCTTTATTTAGTTATGGTGCAAGGAGTTTGTTGGACTTTTTTAAATTATCTTCCTGTGTAATTACACGCAGGTTCCACGGCACATGAAGCCCGCAGACTTCGTCACTGCGCAAAGGCACGATATGGTCAACTACGTACTGTATCCCGGTAATCTGCGTAACCGTTAAGGCGTCAAGATATAATTTTTTAATCTGTGCTTTATGTTCAGAGGTAAGCCAAGGAGGACATGCGTTTTTATGTCGTCTACGACGGTTATTTGTATCCACCTTTACGGTATCTGGGTGATTTTTCTTCCACGTTTTTCTGTATTGCTGACGTTGAGCGTTATCCCGGCTTAACGCTTTTGTTATTACAAGCTCTTTGTTTGCTTCGTAATACTTTTGCTTGGCGGCTTGACCCGCATCTGACTTATTGTATTGAGCAAAATACTCCGCCCGCTTAGTTTTGCTTTCCTCCCATTCCAATTTTAAACACTCTACACAAGAGCCTTTAGTTTTACGTAGGGCTATATGCCCATGTTTACATGGTTCGCCGGTGAAGTAATACTTAACTCCAGCTTGTTTTGCTTCAGCTCTGGTTTTTGGGTGTTCCACGGTAATCTCCTGTAATTGACTTTGACACAGGAAATATACTTTATGTTTGAATCTATGTCAACCAAATAAAAACCCCCACCTTGTGAGTGGGGGCTAATCAAGCTAAATGCTTGATTTTACTAAGGTTGTTAAGCCCCAGCTGAGCCGTACATTCCAAGCGGATCGCTCCACCCGAAGCTGTAACGCTCACGGCTCTTGTAACGTACGTTACCTGTGTCAAAGTCACCATCCATCGACTGCGACAAAGGAGTACGAACAAAGTGCTTCATGCCGTTAGGCACATCAGTCGTCAAGAACCAAGCATTGGTGTCGGTCAGGAAGTTGTTAACTGTGTAACCTTCCGAAATCGAACCGTTGTTCTTGATTGCGTTGATGTCGTTGTCAGCCGTACCAACACGGAGTTCCGTTTCGAGCAAGCGAGTTGCAACGAACTGAAGTGCAGGAGGAATGACCAACTTCTTAGGCTTAGCAGCGATCAACAGACCACGTTCATCGGTCCAAGCAGCGATTTGAATAACTGCGTTTTCCAACGAAGTTTCGTTCAAGTCTGCAGGGGTTCCGGGAATGTTGCTGTTAACGCCACCGCCAACCAATGGGTGTGATGCGCTAAACAGTGCAACTCCGTCACCGCCCGTGTAGGACGCTGAGAAGCCGTTGTTCAGAACAGCAGCAGCCTTGACTTGCTTGGTGTAAGCCATTGCGCGGGCGAGAGCCTTGGTATAACGAGCCGACAAAGAGTCGTACAGGTTATCTTCAATTGCTTCTTCCGTAAGGGAAAACCCTAGTGCGATGGTTTCATGGTTGTATCGAGCAGTCCAAGCTTCCTGAGCGTTGTCGTATGCAATTGCAGAACCTTCGTTCTTAACAGGTGCAGCCGAAAAGCCAGAGAGTTTGGTTTCTTCTTCGAACGAACGCTCAGAGGTCTCTGTTTCGTAGATCTCTTTGTGTTGCTCACCATAACGTGCGTACTCCAGACCGAACAATGCGTTCAGGCCGGGGAGCAGCTCTTTCAATAGTTGTGCGCGTGAAATAGCCATGATTTAGCTCCTTATACGCCGACGGCGGTTTCGTATGCATGCATGCCGAAGTTGAACTTTACGATCACTTCAGGATACAGCGTGTTGCCGCCAGAAATATAAGCGGTGTCAGGCACAACATCAACGATGCGGATGGTCAGCGTAGCTGTATCAGCAGTCGAATCAAGAAGTGCAACTTGTGAGTTACCAGCATTGGTGATCGTGGTGTTGTTTACGATTGTTGCGTTATTGCCAACAGAAGTAAATTGAACGCCGGTCACAACTGTTGTGCCAGAAACGACAGCAACTTGGAACAGTGCATCTGGATCATCACAAACATAAGCTGTGATGTAACCGGTTGTTACTGTTGTACCACCGATAAAGTTTTGTTGAAATTGCAGTTGACCAGTACTTGGGTTGATGAACTCGCAACCAAGAAACACGCCAGCGAAGCCGCCAGTGGGTTTAGTAGTTGTAGCAGCCGAACGCTCAACAGTACCATCAGTTGCACGAACTAACAGATCACCGTAACCAATCGAAGTTGCATATGCACTAGCAATACGCATCTTACGAGTGGAACCGGCGAACACCTGACCACCAATCAGATTGATTGGCTTAAAGCCATAAGGCTTTTCAATAGTGGGGTAAGCCATGTTTAACTCCAAAAATTAAATTTAAGAACCTTTACCAAAGGTCGTTGCAGACTTACTCTCTTTAAAGAGCGGCATCCGCGCATCGCTTTGGCGCATTAAGTGATTGTCTACAGCATCCGTTTGAGCTTGCGTTTGGTTTGCATAATGTTGATTACGCTGTCCAACAAACTCTTCAGGAGTCTTGCAAAGCAATAACCCGCCGATTTCAATGTTGCTTTTAAAGCGACTGTTGGGATCGACTAGCAGTTGGAATTGTGGTTGCTCACTAATGTTAACAGGCTCCCATCCCTCTCTGAGTTTGGCAGAAAGATTACGTGGGTCAGCTTGCCCATTAGTAGAAACGCGGATCCAACGATAAGCAAACCCAGCCTGTTTGTCTGGCTCTGGGAGCAATTCCGCCGGTGCCCACTGCTTAGGGCGCTGTTGGGTTGCACGAGTTTCAAGCTCACGAGATAAACGGTTTTCAGCCATTTGCGTTCTCCAATTTCATAAATTCACGGACGTATTGTTCAGGGGTGATACCAAGTTTTTTGATGGTATCCATCTGCGACTGCTTGAGCTTCACCTTTTTGGGGGCGGTGCTACGAGTTGCAGGCGCTACGACCGTGCTTGGTTTTGTACGGGGCGTTTCCACCTTCGTTTCTGGTTCAGAGTCGTCAAAGTACTCCGAAAACCGCTTGCGAATTGTTTTGTCCAATGTCGCATAATAATCATCAGACCCAACTGGGACGCCATTGCGCTTTAACTTTTCGTGAAGCCCAAGTGCTGAAGCAGTCATCTCCTCATCTTGACCGAACCAAGGATTGCGCTCTTGCCACGCCATCGCTCTACGATCAGGCTGGGGAGCCTGTTGAATCTGTTCTTGTTGACTTTGTACAGGAATTTCTCGTTCTTGTACAGTATTAGGTCTAAAATTCTTTGCCTGCATGAGCCGAATGTTGGCCTCTTGCATCGCTTGCTGAGCATCTACGATCTGGTCAGCATCACCGGAATCATAAGCTTCCTTGTATGCCTTCTTAGCCATCTCGAGCTGCATCTCTGCAGCGCCCTTAACAGTTTCAGCGTATTCCTTTTCACCCGCTGTGTACTGTTTCTTTAGGCGTTCGTTCTCATCCATTACCCGTCTTGCAAGCGTTACGGCTTCTTGCTGTTCACGGTAAGCGGCTTCTTTCGCACGACGCTCATCGTGCCATACCTTCTTCATCTGCTTGAGGCGCAGCTTAACTTTGTCAGAATAGTCTTCCAACTCGTCTTGCTCTAGCTCCTCAACAATTTCTTTTGGCATTGGCTCCTTATTTCGGTCTTCCGCAGGAGTGTCGTCCTCAACTTCAAACTCAAACTGTTCCTCGACGTTACCACCTTCAGCTAAGGGTTTACCCTTATCTTCAATCTCATCGGGAAACTTAAATTCGTCCTTATCCATATCTACTCCTTATTTGCGCTTGATACCGCGTGGGTCATCTACGACACCCTCGACCGTATCATCGTTAATCATGCGGAACTCACGACCGTGAATGACAAGTCTTGAACCAGCGTTGGGTCTAACCAACACAAAGTCACCTTTCTTGCACCAAGGACCTGATGGGAATTTATTTGGGTCTTTGTAACAATCCGGGCCAAGATCAACTACAAACAAAACAGTAGTTAGTACCTCTTCAACACGGATGGTCTCGTCGGCTTTAACAATACCGCTGTCATACTCTTTCTCAATCTCAGGGATAGCACACAGGATGTGATAGCCAGAGGGACGGGGTAACTGACTTGCTTTCTCTTCGGGGGTGGCCTCGGAGCGATACATACCTACTACTTGCGGGTTATCGGGGTTTGAGCCGATAAGGATTTCACTCATCAGAGTTCTCCATGCGGTTTTTGAGGTCTAGGGTATATCCCCGTGCAATGAGAAGACCTCTAATCTCACCACACAGTCTTTTGTACTCTTCGAATGAAGTAGCGTTGCCGCTACTTACATACTCTCCGAGTTGTTGTACTTTTTCGTCAATCTCTTTGACGATAACTTCAAATGCGTTCATTACTCACCTTTTGTCGGTTGTTGATTACGCTGTTGTGATTGCATCTTGGCTTTCTCTGCATCGAGGCCAATCTTTAAACCTAGTGCCATTTGATCGGCGTTTAACTTCTCTTTATCGTAAGTAGACTTGGCTCCAATACGAAGACCGTCAGCTTGCGCTTGGTTATCTACACGCTCTTTATCAATCTGCAGTTGAGCTTGTTTGAGTTGCGCATCTATCTGGTCTTTCTGCTTCTTGCGCTCAAGTTCGCCTGACTTAATTTGCAGTTCGGCTTGTTGCATCTGAACCATCGGGTCTTGCGCTTGAGCCTGAGCTTGCTGTTGTGCAGCTTCAGCTTGGTTGTTTTGCAATAGACGTTGTGCAGCCATCGCTAACATAGGAGCAAGACGCGCTTCGACTTCAGGATTCATTTCAATAGGTTCACCAGCCTCATCCTTCTGTGGTGGCAAGCTCATACCCAACTGCATCTCGATCTGCTTGCGATACTCAAACCCAAGATGCTCGTTGATATGTGCCATCATTGCAGATTGCAACTGCTGAGCCATCGGGTTGTTTTGTAAGAGAGCCATAATCTTCGGATCCTGCATAGCAGACATGTGTACCGTGATATGCGCCTGATGATCTTGGTATGCAAATGCTTTGACGGGTTTCATCATCAGCACGTTCTGGTTTTCTGTAACCGGATCCATAGGCTTGTGATCGTCTTCCATTGGAATTAACTTACTAGCGTCTTTAATACCCAACACATCTAACATCTGACGATGTAGTAGAGGCATGTTGTACATCTGGGGCGCTTGCATAGCTAACTGCAACACAGCTTGATACTGAACAATCTTCTGCGCCATTGTGCTGGCGTTTGGATCGCTAACAGGAATCACATCTACATTAGAGTAGTCACCACGCTTAGCCTTGCGGCTACCTTCATCTGGCTCGTAGCTATAGTCATCAGGTGTGTAGTCAGCGATGATCTTTTTCAGTAAGCCAAGCTCTTGCTTCATAGAGTAGTGAATACGCGCTTGAACTGCGCTCATCACTTTTAACGTACGCTCTAAGATTGCAAGTGTTGTACCTACAGGAGCCTGTGACGACATATCACTGATCTGTAGATCAGCAGTGTTAGCAAAGCGACGACCTTCTTCGATAATCTGATTCATTAGCCCCAACAGAACCTGTGAAGGTTCCTTGTATGGCAGGGTCATCAGGTTGTCTTTCAGTACACCACTTGGTACATCTGCGTCACGGAATTCACCCGGCGCTATCGGCGTGTCATCGCCCTTGATACGCATACCACGAGTCTTAAAACCGCCCGGTAAATTAGATAAGGTACCAGCATCAACAAGCTGACGTATAAGAGAAGTGCCAGACTTAGCAAAAGCACCAACAAGATGAATAAGCCCGAAATAGTAGAAGCCAAAACCAGGAACATAGCCGTAGTGAACGAGATGCTGTCGCTTCTGGTATGTGTCATCGTCTGGTTCCCAGTTGCGTCGAATGGCGAGGATTGTGTTGCTTCCCTTTTCGATTGTAACGATGTAAGGTAGCGCAATTCCTGTAGACTCGCCCTCTTCTTCATGCTCGTATCCCTTTAGATCAAGGTTAACCTGCATTTCAAGTAGCTTGTATCGCGCATCACTAGTCGCACGGAACCCTAACTTCTCGGCAATCTTCTTCTCAACTTCGTCTAACACATTGTCCGGTTCACCCAAATCAACGTCCCGGTAGAACCCTGCTACCTGCAATTTACGAAGTTCATTCTCAGTCTTACGCATGACGTGTGTCACACGCTCTGCAGACTCAATGTTAGACGCGCCGTATGGCACCACGATATCTTCGGCAGGCACAAACAGAGATACTTGACGCTCAATACTCGGGTCGTAGTACACCTTCTTAAACGCATTACCTGCAAGGCCCAAGCCCCATAACATGCGCTCATGCTCAGGACGATACTCTTTCATCACGTCCATGAGTTGGTAGTTCATATCTTCTTGGACACGCGTCGCGGCTTCTTTCTTAGCTGGCGTCTCTTTACCAATAATCTGTGTCTTCACAGGACCAGCGGCAGGAAATGTCGCCATCATAGTTTCTGCTTGGAATTTTACGAGTGCTTCTGCAAGCAGCGGGTGGTACACACCGCATGCGCCGGGCCAAGGCTCAGTTCTTTCTTCAATCTTCAGACCCAGCAACTCAAGACCATCGACGTATGTTTGCATCCAATCTTTGCGACTAGCGATGTCATCATCATAGTCACTCGTCAGTTCGCTTGCCAAACTCTGCAACTCAGTCTCGCTTATCTCTTCAGCGAGGTTAGCGTTAAACTCGTCCTCATCTTCACCGATCTCTATCTCTAGCAGCGGCTCGCCGTCCACGCCAATACGCACAGCCTCGGGATTCTCAATCTCGATCTCCAGCTCCGGGCCTTCCTGCATCAAACTACCCAGCCCACCCGGTGCTTGCGCCAAACTTTTTTCAATAGCCATAATATGTCCTTAATAGTACGCAGCTTTTCTGCGACGAAACTCACGAATCTCTTCTGGCTCATCGCTAGCTAACCGGATGAACCCACCCCTACGAAAACGCATCAATGCCTGTGAGGTCGAGTCCACCAAGTCATCATGCTCACCTGAAGGAAACGACGCGACCTCTTCAACCAATTCTTCCGCCCAATGAGTATTAGGCACCCAAACGTGTCCCGATGCAAATATATCAGCAACTGAGTTTAATCTGGCAATTTTATCGTTACCACGACTGGGCACGTACTCCTGCACAGGTATACCCATAGCTCGCAGCTCAAATACCAGCGGCGCACCCGACGCTTTAGCCTCAATAATCAGCGCATCTGGGTCCCACTCTTTATATTCTTCAAACGCTCGTTTCTTTAACTCCGGGAACTCCATACGCTGCTTAAACGCATTGAGCAGGATGATATTCGCTTGGTTTGTCCCCGTATCGTCGGGCTGGTAGAACACACCCCACGTCGTGCAGGCTGAGTAGTCACTACGCTCCGTCTTTAAGAACGCCGTATCCCATGATTGAATCAAAAACTCGCAGTATGGAGGGTCCTCATACTCCCAAATCTTCCACCATTCCCGCTTTATGATCGCAGAGACGTCACTTGTGGGCTGCTGCATGTATTGCGCCATCCACTTCCCGTTCGGAAGTTCGGATTTAAGCGCTTCTAGCTCTTTTAATGACCAAAACTCAGGCCAAAGTGGGCGTCCAGAGGGTAAAAGTGCTGGAAATTCAATTACTTCCCACTCCTCACCGCTTCTCTGGGCTGCTGACTTGAGTACCTGACCCGTTAAGTCCTTCTTTGACCAGCGTGTCATCACAATAACGATAGCCCCACCCGGCTGCAGACGTTGACGAGGGCCTGATGTGTACCATTCGTGGGTCTTGTCGTACACCTCTGGACTCGTTTCCGCTATGGTTGCCTCTTGTTCTGAGTGTGGGTCGTCAATAATGAGCAAATCAGCGCCCTTACCTGTAACAGCGCCACCCACACCAATAGCAAAATAGTCTCCACCCTTGTTCGTCGCCCAGCGACCCGCAGCTTTAGAATCGCTTTGTAGGGCCACGTCGGGAAAAATGTCTTTATAAACATCGCTGTCTACCAAGTTACGCACTTTTCGACCAAAACCCACTGCCAGTTCAGCCGTGTGGCTAGTCTGAATGACTTTCTTATCTGGGAATTTACCTAGGAACCAAGCCGGTAGTAGGTAAGACGCAAACTCAGACTTCGTATGGCGAGGCGGCATGTTAATAATTAGCCGCTTACACTCACCGCGAGCCACCCTCTCAAACGCAGCAGCCATCTTCTTGTGGTGCGCACCATGAATAAAGTTAGGCCAGACGTAGTTTGTGTACGTCATGAAACTATCTCGAGCCTGTGCAGTAACCGTCAGCTCTTCACGCGCAGCAATTAACTCACCTAACTTAGCCCTAATCTCAGGCGGTAGGAGATGTTTGTTAGCTTTGATCTGTTCTAGGCGCTCAGGGTTGAGCATCGCTTACCCCGTCTTTCTGCTCTTTAGTAGCAAACCCTAGGTCCTCATCATCCAAGTGCAGCAGACTTTCTAACTCTTTCTCAGTCTGAGTCTCTACAAGTTGAACGGGTCCCATGTACTTCTCGAGCAAGCTCTCAAGCTCGTTGTCAATCTGGTCGATAGTGCGGTGGGTCACATTGACCTCTAAGCGCTCACTAAATAACCCAACCCCAGCAGTCTTTCCTAGGAGTTCAAGTGCCTTAAGACGCACCTTTGGGTCTTCATCGACAGTCTCGATAAGCAGTTTGTTAGTTACATAAGAACGAAGACGGGTAGCACTATTCAATAAGTCCCGGTCGTATTCACTCAGGATAGCCTCTAGATGTACTAGGGTACCTGCATTTTGTTCAGTGATTTTGATACTGTTACTGCCAACAGCGTGCCGAGCATTGCGCCGGTCATCGTCGTCCACTTCTACCTCGCCACCCATTTCAATCAACTCTTTGATTGTTTCGACTGCGGCTTTAGCACGTTCCCTAAATTGCTCAATCTCTTCCGGCGTAGTGTCGAAAGGTAAGGGTATGCCCGATTCAGGTGTGACTACGATTGGCATGGATGTAAGTATCTCTGGTAGCGGTTTGTGGCTCCAATGCGCTGAGTATACCGGAACTTACAAAAAATAAATAGTGGGGCCTCATAAAGCAGAGTATCTGGGCAAAGCCCAGAATGAAATCGGATTGGCGAAGAGTGCAGGTGCCTGCCAAGGTACCCATAGTTCCATGCCATACAGGGCGCTAACCCCCGTACCCCCACGAAAAAATTATATACCCCTCCCCCCATTTGATAAATAAAAACACTACGGGGGGTATTGCTATGAAAGTAAAAGTTAAACTTAGGGTAAAAATTAAGTGGGGGTGGGGGGTACTAAGACTTATTTGGTGAGTTTTCAAATGAGTGGTATCTGATGTGCGAAACACAGCACGTAGTGCCAGCGGGTCCCATCTAGCCAGATCTGGGGGGTGGGGGTCGCTCCAGTACCCGAACCCAAATCGTCAAGCCATGCCCTTTGGTAATGTCTGACATTACTAGCAAAACCATTGTGACAATCATGTATCAAGGTTATAATTCAGTTGTCGGTTGATTGACCGGCACAACTTAAACCTAAAGGTAATTACCATGACTATTAAGAAATCTGCAGTTCAGAAAGCCCCCGCATTCAACGCTGTACAAACTGCTAAGGATGTAGCTAGTTTCAAGGCGCAAGGCGATAGTTTCACCGCTAAGGCGAATGAGAGTGCTAACGCTCTACATAAGTACTGCACCAAAGCTAAGATCAAGGTAGGCACTATGAAATCGGACTGCGTAATTATGGCGGGCTTTGTATCAGTAGCAGAAAGGTTCTATGCCGGTCAGATTTTAGCAAACCTTTGCTCTACTTTCCGCAAAGCGTGTAATGAGGGAAAGGTTTTCGGGCATAATCCGAACCGCAAACCCTCTGGCGCTAAGACTAGCAAGAGCGCAGAGAGCGCATCGGTTGTCAGGCTTACCATTGTGAAGGACAGCGATATCAGCGAAGTGGCGCAGGGTTTGCGTGAGGCGCTCGAGGGTAAGCGTGAGCAATACGCTGAGCTAGTAGCTTTCCTAATTGATGCCATTGATGAGTTCGAAGGCGTCTAAGTAGTTAGCAGTCCAAGCCCCGCTTCGGCGGGGTTTTTTTTCGCCCGCAGAAATGCGGGTATTTTTTTGTCGGGAACTGGTGTCATTCAGGTAGGCGAGGCTGGCGAGTGGGCGGGGTTGGTGCGTGCGTGCAGAGGCATGGGGAGGGTCGT